CACGTTGAGCAACATAGTAGCCAATCGCCATGTCACTAGAAAAGATACTATCGAGGGTGTCATCGACATCAACAAGAACACAGCTAGCAAATTGTCGAAGTGGAGTTCGCACCCCTGCCATGATAGGTGTGGGAATGTTGATTTGGTGCTTGCTGATTGCGTTGTAGTATCTTCTGACATAATCTAACCTGATGTCCTGTGAGTATGGTGCAAACAACGTTGCAGCAATCAACATGTACATGAACTGAGGTGTCTCATACACTTGACCGCTGCTACGATCTTGTACAAGATATTTATCAGTTACCTGTCTTAGACCAGCATATGTAAACAAGTAATCACGATCGTGGTCAACATAACTATCGAGAATGTCCCACTCTTCTTCTGAATATGATTCAAGAACAGTAGCATCATACACACCCAGCACTACACCACGTTGAATCTGCTCATACAGATGAGGATGCCCTTCTGGATGCCCATTGTATACAGACTTACGAAGACTGAATAGAAGTAGACGTGCAGCAACGAACTGATAGTTAGGAGCATCCAGAGAGATCAAATCATTAGCAGACTTGATAAGAATCTCTTGGATGTCTGCTGTCGCAATACCATCAAAGAACTGCAAGTTAGCATTCATCTCAACTTGACTTTCAGATACACCTGCAAGGTCCTTACAAGCATGTTCAACCATCACATGAATCTTATTGAGATCTAGATCTGCAACAACTCCATCTCTTTTTACTACTGTCGTGCTCATACTTTTTTCCAATCTGTAAGTTTAAGTTTTGCTTGTAACCCTTGATAGGTGTTGCCTTTTATTATAGCACTGGGGTCAAGTCCTTTCAGTACCATATCATTGATATCTTTTTGTTTAATTGTATTTGGCCATATTACTACTGGGTCTCCCTGATCAACAGTTCTCTGCATTCTCTCAACAATCTGTCGGTTCCTTGGTTCGTTGTCGAAAACCCAGACCCTAGATCGATAAGGTAGAGAGCGGTGGTCAACATCGCTACCACACATAGCAACAGAGTTGGTAATGAAAGTGGAGTCGAATGGTCCTTCCGTGACATAAACTGTTTCCTCAGGATTAATATTATTTTGACCGAATAGTTTTAAACGATCTTCAAACATCACGGTGATGTATCGTAACGTGCTAGTTGGTGCCAAAGATCTACCCTGGATACCAAACCAAGTACCGTCCTCGCCAATGAGAGGGATAATAATTCTAGGTCTATCGTTTTGCAAGGATTCAAACGTTTGTTTCTGAGTGTTAACCCATCGTTTGAACTTATCTGCATAGTAAAAACATCCTATCTTCTCCTCAGGAATCAAACGATCTAGTAGATACTTCTTTGCGAGATGTTCATTATTTAGGTCTTTGATATTTACCAAACCTGATGTAGGTTTCTTAGCGAAGCGTGGTTTACTAGAAGGCACGACAACCTTAGCAACAGTTGTTGCTTTGCCAGTGGCATTGTTTCTATACTTCTCTAACTGGTACTCTGAGTACGTGTTAGGATCTTGATCTTTTAGGAAGTTGGCAAGCGTCCTACCCATGCCACAGTTGTGACACTTGAAGACCATGCGTTGCTTCATGACAAAAAAGTATCCTCTCGCTTTGTTCTTATGCTTAGAGGAGTCCCCACAGTAGGGGCATCTAAAATTATATAGCCCGTCCTTGACCTTCTTGAACTTCTCCAACCGCCAACTCATTCTGTTGACGTAAATCTCGTCCAGCATCAGTCATGCCCAGTACCGTGGTACCTACCATAGCAGATGAATCACTAGGTGTCAATGATCTGAGCAGTGCTTGACCTGGCACACTGACAAGGAATGAGATGACAGCAAGTCCACCAAAGATGGACCACATCTTTTTCTCCATCATCCTGAGTCTCTCATCTACAAGACGAATGTCTCTCTCACAACCTTTCTTGATTGTGTCACACTCTTTGGTGAGATCTGAATGAAGTCTATCGATTTTCTCAAATAGAATTCCATCAACTTCACCCTGTGTAGATAGTTTTTCGTTATGTACTGCAAGCAACTGCCCCATCTTGACGCTGTTGTCTTGCAATGAATCAACTACCTTTTCTAGTCTTTCTAGAATTGCTGAGTTAATGTCCGCCATGTATTTTACATTCCTAACGCTTGTTGTCGTTTATCCCAATAAAACTTAATAACTTGGTTAGGATAAAGTCTCGTGACTTTAAACTTCTTCGCCATCTCTGGACGATAGATCTTTCTCAGTTCAATTTTAACTTGTGATTCTGACTTACCATATAGGATGAAGTCAGTCTGTCCATCTTCAAACGACACTCTGAATGGTAGATAGTTCTTATCTTGTACATGTTCAGTCGTGAGCATCTGATCGACACTCTTCTCAAACTTCCTCTTCTTCACTTTACGTTTGGTTAAACGTGTAATGCCAGGAGGTTCGTGTGATGGGGGTAGTGCAGTCTCTGCACCAGTACCAACTGAATTAGTAGGAGCGTCTTCGTTAATCACAGGTCTTCTAGTATCTGTTTTGCTAGATCATCAACGGGAACATCTGCAAGACTACCACCGCTAGATGGATAACGGTTTAAGTATATTATAAAAGTCTTCAAGATAGACCAGTATTCCCTTTCAAGTTTGTACATTAACAGAGGTAATGTACCATCACCGAACACATTATATAGGATAATCATGTGGTTCAATATTAAGTTTGTACGCAAAACCCCCGTGCTCAGGTACCGTTTGAGTAATCTTTTAAGATACTTAAACTTCTTCATGTCTTCCATGAAGTCGTCAACGGTAACTGAGTGGGGGTTTTCGTAATACTTAATAGCAAACATTAAATGATTGCTTTCGTTTAGTTCATCAAATCTCATAACAAAGTGTCAGTTTTTAACTACCGAAGGTCAGTGTTGCTGCACCATCGGTGATCACCTCTTCTGTACCGCCAGCAGACGTAATCTTGACGCGATACTTGTTGCCGTCCAGAGTGTCGCCAGCGAGACCACTGTAAGCAAGAGTTGCGGTCGTGAAGTCTGCATAGGTGATGCCAGTGTCAAGGGAAGCAGAGATGTTAGTCCAACGCTTACCGCTTGCTGTCTGACGTTGCCAGACGTATGCAAGAGCACCAGGGGTGCCTGTGGTGGAGGTGGTAAGAGTAAACGTACCAGCGCCAGAGGAAGATGTAGAAGCAGCAGGTTGTGCAGTAACAGTTACAGCAGATGCCACGTCGGCAACCACAGTATCGTCAGCGTCATCACCAGCAGCGGCAGCAGTAGCATGGACGAATGCTAAGCACTCTGCCTTATGCTTGGTGTCACCAGCAGCAGTGGTGTATGTGCGATACAACCACCAACCAGGACTATTGATACCACGAGACTTGTTCTCAGCGAGCACCATCTCAGTAGTGTCAACGAACACGAGATCGTATGCGTTGCTGTCACCACCCTTAACAACGAACTCAGCAACTGCCTTAGGAGCAGTCCTGCGGACAGCACCAGCGAGAGCAGCATCAGTGCTACCTGCATATGCTTTGTGCAATTCAACTGTGGTGGTGCTTGTCACTTGCTTAACAATGTAAGCAACACTGGATAGTTCCAGAATGTCACCTACGACTACGGTGTCTGCTGCATTCTTCGTAACAGTGGCGTCACCATTGGTGACCGCTACGTTGTTCGCGAAAGTTGCGGCATCAATTTTTCCAAATACAGCCATTGTTCTCTCTTAATTGAAGGGTTTGTCCTATAACTTATTTATAAAAAGAAAGAGACCGACCCAAGGGATCAGTCTTCTTCGCGAGCAGCGATTGCTTTGGTTACAACTTCGAGAAGTTGATCGTCCATGTCAGTCTTGGTTAACTTAACTGCCTTAGCAAGAATAACAAGACAGATCTCAACAAGTTTCTCACCCAGTTCTTCATTGTCAGGCACCTTAGCAACAGCGTCAGAGATAATTTTCTTCGCTAGTGGGAGTAAAAATCCAAGCATGGTTTATACGAGTAACGTTACTCTATATAGGCTAATCTGCTGTGAACTTTTTATCTTTCATGTAACCCCACTTACCTTTATGAAGGGCGCGTACACCTTTACTAGTCTTAGTAGGAGCATCATCAGGTTTCTTCACAAAGTCTTTGTAACGCTTGCCATATTTCATGCGAGCGTCTTGTTCTTTGTGCTTCTCGGCATCAGATGCTCTCTTCTTCATATACTTCTTATCAGAAAGGATTGAAGAAGAGATTTCGTTAATCACTTAGAACTCTTGCCAGCGGCCTTGTCGTCATGATCCTGAGTCATCTGCATCATCTTCTGCTTCATGCGATCCTTTGCTTTCTTTTTAGCATCGGAGTCATCCACCTTAGCAGCAGCGGGTGCTTCACACTCTTCTTTCTTAACGTCTTGACCTGGTTCATACCACTTGCCATCACCATCAGAATCCTGCCAACGCTTACCTGCCTTGGCGGCCTTGATGTTCTTCGCTTTCTTCTTAGCGGATTCTCTGAGAGACTCCACCTCGTTACGAACAATTTTTCTTAGTGATTCGGACATGAGATCTTCCTTCTTAGGGTTGATAATTACGTTACCTTTCTTCTGAGTGGTAGTAATGTTTTGTTTGACTTGATCGGTCTTCATTGATCGAGACCCATTTCAGAACGCCATGAATATGTATTCTCTTCTCCCATGCGTCTTGCTACGCCACGAGCACCACGGGAAACTGAACGAGCAACGCCGCCCACAACTTTCTTGATACCAGACTTAATTTTATCACGCAGTCTAGTGCGTGGTTCACTGCTAGAACTACTGGAACTTCCACTGTTGTTGCTAGTAGAACCAGAGGAATCGGATGATGTAGAACTACTACCACCTGATGTAGAACTACCTTGGGATCCACGCTCGTAACCTTTCTTGAAGTTACTAGCAGCACCCTTAGCAGCACGACCAGCGGCACCAGCAGCATACCCAGCACCCTTAGATGCAGCAGAACCTGCCTTTTTGAGACCAGACTTAACAGCAGATCCAGCAGACTTCAATGCTGCTTTCATCTTCTCGCGTCGTGCTCCGACCTCAGGTTTTGCCTCAGGTTTCTTATCACCAAGACGCTTACGTGCCTCAGCACCAGCATCTCTACCAGCACTCTGACCTTGACCAGAAGAAGCAGATGCTTTGTCCTTCAAGCGAAGAGCGTTGACCTTAGCAGGACTGGTGACCTCAGTCAGCAGATCGATACCATCTAGGATCTCAAAGGTTTCTTGAAGATCTTCGATGTCGAGTTCGTTAAGTGCCTCTACACAGATGTCATGCAGTTCTTCAAACGTATAGTCATCGAATGCTTCATCAAGAATAATCTCATTGACGAGTGCATCAAACTCTTCGTTCTTCTTTTTGAGTGCTGCCTTACGGAAAGTAAGATCCGTGCGACTGCCGCTGTCCATCTTGCCCTGACTCTGTGGTTTCTTAGAACCACCAGCAGGTTGAGGACCAGCATCACTACCAGTTCTTCTGCCCTGAGCATACTTAGATCCACTGGACTTAGAGTCACCAGAGATCATCTTGCCAGCATCGGAACGACCGTCCTGATACTGCTTCTCAGTCTGACCGTGCTTACCCTTGTAGAGTTCGTCAATCTGATCCTCTTCCTTCACGCAGTTAGGAACTTCCTTACCACCTTTCTTCTTAGTACCCTTTGCCTTATATCCATCCCAGCATGTAGAAGCACCAACGTTCTTACGTGCTGACTTCATACCCTCAACCATCTGGTTGTGGAGATCATCGATATCAATCCACTCCCTCTGCATATTCAAACCGATATCTTCGGGTGCCTTAGCAGTCTTCTCGCCTTTCTTACCGACAACAGAATAACGACCATCAGACTTCTTGCCTGTGATCACCATAGACTGACCACCTTGTGAGATCACTCTACCGATATTACGATCATCTTTGAACTTACCTTTGTTCTTAGTGATCAGATCTTTTTCGATAGGGAACCCAGCGTATCCTTCTACGACTTCTTCGTGCGAGTCGATAATCTCTTCGACTGTGGTAACTGCGGATCGAAGACGAGCGGTGGGTGCCTGCTTACCTTCCTTCACGCAGTCGAGAATTGTGCGCTGTTCTAACAGGGAGAACCCCATTAGTGCAGCACTAACCTTGATATCCAGCATTGATCTAGGGAAAAGTATAGTATTATTTATTGGAAATAGACTTTTGATTCTTGACGAACTCACTGAACTTCTTCATTTCCTGCCCAGGAGTCATGTTCTGAACCGCTTGTCTGTACTTGTCGGTACCAACTTTCCAGTCATTACCACTACCATCGTCAGCAGAATGATTGGATTGGTTGTCACTTACTTCACTAATATCCTGCAACCAAGTGCGGTGTTCAGTGCCGTCAGGCATCTGCATGATGACATAGTTAGTACCTCGGTGAGCAACTGTGCCACGCATACCACTGTCGTCATGCTCTACAACTGCACCAACCTTAAAGATGTGATCTAGCATATAATGATCTCGGAATGCTGCAAAGTCTAGCACAGGTGCATACTCCCAGACAGATTCCTTAACCTCTGCTTTCTTCTTAGCAGGTGCTTTCTTCTTCTCAGGTGGTTTCATGCCGTCAACGACATGTTGCATCATCTCCTTGCTCTTCTTATAACCACCAGATCCAGCATGGAATGCGTCGTGGTTACCACCTTGTGCATGTTTTCTCATCTCACTGGCGGATAGTTTCTCTACTTCATCCTCACTGTCAGGGTTACGAGCACCAGCAGATTTGATATTGATAGACTTGAAGTCGTAATGCTTACCGTTGTACTTCGATGTCAGATTCTCAAACTCTTTGACACGATCATCACCAACAACCATAGTGACATGCTCATGACCCTCATCATGTAGGTCACGTAGGATGTCAAAGATATTTCTATGCTGCTCAGAGTTCTGAATAGCATCCTTGTGGTTCTTAAACATGCCACGCATGTGTTCAATCTTCTGCTCAGGGTGCAGAGGATTCTTCTTATGATCTTGTGTTCTAGAAGGATAGATCCGATAGTTACCAGAGTCACCAGCATGTGACTTGACAGCATCCATCAACTTACCATGACCAGCATGGGGAGGGTTGAACCTACCGAAAGTGATGGCAACATGCTTGTCTATTACCTCATTCTTCTTCTTAGAAGATGATGCTTTCTTGGCAACAGCGGCTGCTGCTTCGATAATGAACTGACGAAACCTCATTTGCCCCAATCTTTTGCTACGGTAAAGTTTGCACGAGAGAATTCAAGTCTATCAACAAGTTTGACTGCCATGCCATCCTTGATGGCCACAAATCCTTCTGGACTAGTGACTTTGTATCCTTTCTCATCTTCTAGAAATGTACCAACACCCTCAATTTTTTTGAGGCGTTCGATGATCTGCTTCTTAGCGTTAATGAGATTCATAAATCCTCCCAAAGCAGCATAGATTACAGACTTATCACTATTTAGTTGTTTTAGTGCCTCCTCTTTTTTCTTTTCCCAGTTTTCCTTTGCCTTAGGCGTCTTCACACCTTCCACTTTCAATGCATATCTAGACTCAACAAAGGTTTTGAACTGAACCAACATCTGCGATGAACTAGTAGGCATCTTACCTGACTTGATCACTTGGTTGAAATAAATCTTAAACAAACCAGCAGTTCCCATACCCTTAGTAGTACCACCGATCTCATTCAAGAACTTCCTAGATGAATCCAAGTTGCGCTTCGCAGTTCTCATACTCATGTTGAGTTTGTTCATCTCACCAGCACTGAGGTTTGCAATGCCGTTGGTATTGGTGAAGTCTGATGAGAATACTGCCACATCAGACACACCTTGAAGACCAGAAACATTAACACCAAAACCAGCAGACATTTCAGCAAGAGTCTGACCAGTGTACTTAGTATGAAATACAATACCAACCGTAGACTTACCTACCTTGCCACCCATCTCGGTTGCTTTCTCTACACAGTAAGTAATAGTATTAGGTTTGAACTTGTAGCATCTCTTGCCACCCATAGTAACCAGTGGTGGTGTCTCTGTATACAGAAGATCTCCTTGGATCACACCAGTGATAGGCAACTTTGATAGGTAATCGTATGCAGCAACCAACTTAGGATGCACACCAGTGCCGCCATACCATAGGTCAATCTCTTCATGGGAGTAGCATACCTTAGGTTCAGTCTTAGCAAAGACAGACTTGGTTCCAACAAAGAACATGTCCGTCTCAGGGTCTATGCCACAGATGATAGCAGGAGCACCGTCCCACTTCACAGTAACCTTAGTATTACCACCACCACTACCAGTGGTCAGCATACCTTTTAGACCCTCCAAGAATGCAAGTGCATTCTGAGCGCCAGCATAACCATTGTTGAAGATGTCATCTTCTAGGTGTTCGAGGTGTGTGTTCTTACTCATGGTTGTACTCCGACTTTATCGCGGTAAGGGTTGCCAATAGATGATTTCTCTCTGAGGTGATACTGGTCTGTGGGTTTGAGGTTGTTCTTCAAGTGGTTTTCCATGTAGAAGACTGGCATTCCTTTGTTCGTAGCGAACTTGTAGTAGGTGACCTCCTTCATAACAAAGTGCTCAATGACCTCACGATACACCAGGTCACCATCCTTGCTGATCTTTCGTAACATCATTTGACAGATGAGAGAGGCGATGCCAACTTTGCCACTACTGTGCTTGGGTGCTTCCCAGTAGTCCTTAGCATCATTATAATACATCTCTGCCAGTTTCAACCAGGAGGCTTGTGCCGCTTTGACATCTGATTCCTTAGGGTCACCACCCTTCACCATAGCATCAATGTTTTTGACCACCTCTGTGGGTAATTTTGTCTTTAATTTAAGGTCCTTAGCAATCAATTCCAGTGCAAGGAAAGAACCATCCTTCACTTTGTTCTCAGCAAGAACTTGTAAGATCTTAAACTCAATAGTCTTCTTATATTTCTCAACCCAATCATCTTTCTTACCATCAATCTGTTTCTTATTGATAAGAGAAATAATATCCTGAGGTTTGACTACGTTAGTTGTCTTACTGATCTTCTTAACGGAGAAGGGGTATGATGTATTTTCCTCATCAAATATAACAAAGTCAATCAGTGGTTCATTACCCGCAGCAGGTAGGAATACCTGTGCATTATTCTTATTTAACCTACCATACCCTAGTTTATCTAAGTCAGCAGCACCACGTTCTAATACACATAGTGGAGCAGTAATCTCAGAGAAATCTTTCTCCACGTTATTCATAATATCAATGTATTCTGATGCTGCTAGGTCAGCATATGCTTTAAGTAGTTCCTTCTTCTCAGTAGCACCATGCTCCATACAAAAATCTGTTAGTTCAATTAGATACTCTTTGATTACCAGTTGAAGATCATCCCTTTTGTTAATAGCAGCGATG